AAACCTTTAGCTCCGGGAGAGTCATTAAATCCAAAGTAGCCTTCTGAAATAAACTCGCCAAACTCTAAACCAACGCCTACAGTCTTAGGAATAAGGCGTGCAGGATATCCAGTAGAGTTAGAGATATAAGTTAGAAGAACCTTCTCAAAATTACTTAACTGCTTACCAATATAAACATAGGCATTAGCATTACCAGTCTCAACCAGAGCAATTTGATCTACGCTTAAGATCATTTTAACTGCTTGAATGAACTCTTCTGGTGTAGATGAGGTGCTGTTCTTATAAATCTTTGACTTGATAAACAGTCTATAAAGATCGTCATCAAGGGCGACGTTGCCGCCCATATCAGTCCCGTAAGAGAAAAAGTAACCCCCCACAGATGGGTCATTACTATCTCCCATTGGATAAGCATTCAAAGCACCTTGCATACCAAAGAAGTCGTATAGATCAGCAGCAATAAGCTCTCTGTCTTGACCTACAATATTACCAATGATATCTAACTGGGCTCCTGTTGCAGTATCTACACTGCGAAGCTTCATCAAGTCATCAAAGATTTCTTGAGCTTCTTGAAACCCCGAAATAAGTAGTTGCAAGTATTTATCAAATACAGGGGCACCATCAAGCTTGAATTGCTCTGTTGTTCTTGTTCTAGCAATAGCTAAGTAGTCTTCGACTGTAAAAGTATTTTCAGCCATAAAGACTCCTTAAGATTTGGTAATGATAATGTTCGCAGTAGAAAGACTAGCGATTTGATTAAATGCAATTGGAATATTGCCAGCACCCGTTGGGTTAGCTGAAGTCCCCACAGTCAAGCTATTGACCTGATGACCTGCTACATTGTTAATCGGCGTGTAGAGTCGGCTGTAAATAATGTCATCGCCAATGCCAAAGTTAGCTCTGAAGTAAGAGATAAGATTGGTTTTAATAATGTCATCACCCGCTTCAGGATAATTACTGTCTGTGGTAATGTTCATACTTATATAAATCGGAACAGGAACAGGACGCTCAAAACCAATGCTGTGTGCAAAACCTTGACTATCGTAGATCGTGTAACTAGTGTTACCATAAGAAAGAATGCCCATTGGCTTTCTTTTCCAAATGGTACTGGCTACATCTGAATCTACGCCACCTAGGACAATAGGCACAAAGCTGTGTGCTGGAATACCGTTAGCATCTGTCGAATCGGTATCATTCTCATAAATCTGAACTTCTTGCACATTGCTAAGAGAGATTAGAGATGAGTACAGAGACTCTAGAATGTTTGAAGCTCGAAGGTATTTTGACTCACGAAAACGTTCACGAAGTTCTGTGTCGGTCTCTTCGTTGCTACCAAGAGTTGCAGCTAAAGGATTGGTTACACTATCCCAGCCAAGCACAGGAGTTTGGATTTGAGTGATAGTGTTGGCTTCTTGAGCAACAGGCCCGGTATTTACAGCTTGAATACTGCTGATATTGGATGACTTATTGATACCCAGATTAGTACTTGACGTCCAATTGTATGAGCTTGTCTGGTCAGCTACAGTCACATACAAAATGTTGTTGTTGATTGAGGTATCAAGTAGGGGATGACTATTGTTAATAACACCAGCAATGCCAGCCAGAATACTTGCTCTTGAAGATGATGCTGGGCTGGTATAGCTAATTGTAGTTGAGCTGCTGCTGTTTGAATACGTTAAGGTATAAGTAGTATTATCAGCAACCGTAGAAGGTGATACACCAACTGCTACAGCACTGTTAGCTGACAAGGTTACACTTGTGGTGTTTCGGAAATCATTAGTGCTGGTAGTTGCTCGAATAGTTTGACCAGCAGGAATAAGAGTTCCTACATCACCAGTAAAGATTGCCTGAGCAGTTGAATAGGTTGGGTCTTCACGAGTAAGGCCGGATAGAAAGGCTAGGTTTTCAAGGGATATACCAGTAGCAGAATTAGGATCAAATGCAGAATAAACTTGCTGAGCAGCTTCCCAAACGTCTGTTTGCGCGGGCAAAGACAAAGCAATAAGCCTACCTAGTGCAGAAGAAGACGAAGTATCTACAGTATCACCAACGGCTACTCTGTCTTGAAACAATTGGATGGCTAGAGATACCATCTCCACCCGCAAGGCTTCTAGTCTTTTCAAGCTAAAGCCGGTATTAGTAACTCCATAGTCTGCCATCTTTGCACCTTATAAAGTGATATCTACAGGGATGGCAGATGCCTCTCCTTCAGCCGTTTTTACACTAAAAACCAAAGAAAAAGTGCGTGTTGCCTTATCCCAAGAACTTTTGAATTCTCGGATTTCCAATACTCCATTTTCTAAGAGTATTTGTTCTCGAATAATATTATCTACGGTTGTTTTACTTTTTTGTTTTCCAAAAATCCTTTGGAAATAGGGGACACCATACGAGGTATCAAAAAACCACTCTCCCAAAAAAGTTTTTAGTCTTATTTGTAGTCTTTGCCTCACCACTTCTGGAGCAGTGTAGGTTGTAGGGCAAGCTCCATTAATGAAAACAATATCCCCATCTTTTCCCAATAATAGATCCATTTTTATTCCTACTTAACAGGAGGTCCTGAGACTGAAGGTCCGGACTGAACACCTGAATGAACATGCGCATCAAGAATTACACCGTTGCTCACAACCATACCTGTGTTTATAAACGTTCCTGTATGAGTTATATCACCGATCCAAATAGTTTCAGGTGAATTAACTTCTACAGCCACGTCAGTGTTAATTTGAAGTTTTCCTGCTTCGGTGAGCCGCAGTTCAATTTCAGAGCCAGTGCCTAGATTATGTGCCACAACCATATCTCTCGTAGAGTGAGGCCAACGGCGATTGTTTGGGCTATTTACAGAACGAGATGTGGGCATAGGGCAAGGAATAGCAAAGCAATCTTGTACAGAGTGCATTCTGAAATCTGTTGGGGTACTAGGATAACCATTACCAGACTTCCAAGAGTCTAAACCCCTCTGAGAGAAAATCAGGAGGACTGGATCACCTGGATTCAAAGGGAACGTAATTGCCGAGGTAGAAGAGCAGGGAAACACCACAGGAACGTTTAAAATCGTTGATCTCTCAGTAGCAGTACCATCGTAGTTCTTGAAGTTGATCGAAGGTTGTACATCAATCTGAGAGCCTTGTAGATCGTTTATAACGCGGATCACGATGGCCGGGATAGCTGTGTTCATCTGCTCTAGGTGCCAATTGACAGCAGAGGTTGTGGCTTCTTCAAAAGAAGGACTTCTTGCCATTATTTTCTCCTAACATGTTGACAGCCAGGAGAACCTAGCGTACAATGGTTAATGTAATTTGAAATCTAAGCCAAAGCACATTTTTCAAATTAATCGAGGGTCGTCTAAACAACGTAATTGGTCGCGATATCTTGTGGCGAAAGCTTCCGAGAGAACATGGCAGCTCCCCTTTAAACAATCAAGCTACTGTGAGTGATGGGACAGCTTGAAAGACACTCCTGTCTCCCTGATGCCTGCGTATGGGCGTGCGATATGCGTTGGAGTAAGATTAGGCTATACGTTAAGTCCTAATCCTTGGCTAGGCATTGTTGGCCGTGATGACCTAGGGTAGAAATACCGATAATCGACGACGAGAGGAATGGCGAAAGCTATTACGGCTGTGTCGGAGGTGAATCAAGATAAGACCACTACTGCTTCTTATGCGCTAGAGCCTTGGTAAGCTCATGATCTTTTTGATCAAGCGTATGGGGCGGTAAGGGATTTTCTTATCTTGGATTTACTTCTCAGACTCAAGGAATGATAATCTTATATACTTACTAAACCTTAATCTTCTCACTACAGTTAACTTCTACATCCCAAGCTTGACCTCTGAAATCACCAGAGAATCTAACTTCATCTACCTTGTACCATCCGTCAAGAGTATCACCCTGCTCCAATTTAATTATCTGTCCTGGGATAATCTCCGCAGTAAGAAAACATTTAAATTGGATACCTCTCTTCTTCACAGGATCTTTCTTGCTCCTTGTGATATCCCCGCCAATCTTATATGCTAAATCTTTCAAACCAGACTCAGGACTAATGATAAATGCTTGTCCGTAGTTTTCAGAGATGGTTCCTGCCTTGTCATTAACATACAAAACATCTCCATCAATTCTGTACTCTGTCTGCGTAGCTTCAGAGAGCTGAGATAGTATTTGTTTTGGCGTACCTTGCAATGGATAACCATTGATCACTTGAGAGTTAATATTAGTCCCTGCATAAACACCACGAACTACGTTAGGTAGGGATTTACGAATCTCTTCGTAAACATCTTTGTAACTACGTCCTGGTGCTACAAGCTGACTCAAGACTTGGTGATTGAGGTCAGTGTATGCTGATCCCATTACTATCTGAGTTACGATATCAACGCCTTGCTTTCTTGTTGTAACTCTATTAACCTGACCAGCAAAAAGTCTTTTAATTGAAGTGTTGTAGTAACCGGCAGAAAATGAGGCGGCAATATACTCACTGTCTAATACAGCTAATTGTTCATTAGAAAGATTGTAAACTTCAATAGAAGCTGAGTCATTCTTCTTCTTGTTGTCAGAGGTTTTTGTTATGTCAAACGTTACCTGATTCTCTGTAATATCTAAGGCATTGTTAGGATCATTTTTATAGTCACCTACGACCAGTTGATAGCCTCTATTCTTATATAGGTAGTCCAAAGCCATTAAAACGTCTCCTAGAGCAAAATAGAGGCATTACAGAGTGTGTTATTGATACACGTAAGAGAAGGTATAATA